AATCCCATTTTGAAAAGCTAACTTGGGATTGCCGAGGCTTTCTTATGGGCAATAAATAGAATTGCATTTTGTGGCTTGAAAAACAAAGCCACATTTGTTATAATAACATATAAATATTTAAATGTAAATAGTTAAAAATGTACAAAAGGTGCAAAAAATGCTTATAACTAATCCTTATGTTAGATTCGAAATGATTGTTGAAAGTTCACAGTTTAATTTCAGTTCTTCAGGGAACCAACCGTTCGCTGATGTTTCTTTATTAAAAAAACCAAATAATGATTTTTTGGATTTTATAACATTAGAACTAAATAAATTTGTATTAAACTCTAAAATCGATACTATTGATAATATAAAAGATATAAGCCAAATATCATTTGTTAGTAATACTTTATCAGACCAAAATTGCCAATTTAATGATGTTTATATTTATGCAATAAAGATTAATGGTAGTGCTAAATTTTATTCATTAACTTTAAAATTTGGTGATAATGGATTTTATAATATAAATAATCATCCAAAGAAAATAAAAGTTGAATATATATATGAAAATAATAACAGTAATGAAATTACAATAGATAATATAAACAGTCAGTCAATTGAAGTTGACATGAGGGGGGATAATGTTACAAGAGTAAATATCTATTTCCTTGAAAGTTATTATCCATTCAGGTTTGCTTATCTACAAGAAATTATATTTGGGGTTATTTACGAATGGAATCAAAATAATATAATTGACTTAATAATAACCGAAGAGACACCTTACATTTGCACTACTTTACCTATTGGTACTGCTAAGCTTACTTTATACTCATACGATGATAAATTTAGTTTTATTAGTGATACAAGCGTTAGAGATTATATAACTGAGGATCAAAAATTTTTAATTGTAGAAAACATATTTGATACAGAATCAGGTAAATACGAAAATATAAATTTCGGGACATATTTTATTGATAATATTAATCTTGAGGCAGACCACAGAGTTACATTCAATTTATTAACTATTCTAAGCAAACTTGATAAATATAAATTTATGAAAACTAAAATGTATGATGATAGAGCAGAAGGAACTAGTAATAAAGCATTTTATATAATTTCTGAAATAATGAACGCAGCACATATATCGAGTGATAACTTTGAAATAGACGAGAATTTAAAAAACAAAACACTTGAAGGTTATATACCTGTCGTCAGCTGTCGAGAAGCATTGCAAAGAGTATTATTTGCTTCAAACGCTTTACTGTATGACAACAGATCAGACAAGCTAATAATTATGCAGCATTACGATTCTATGAACCAAAATATAATTTCAGATAGAATTTTCGACCCGGTTGTTATCGTTCAAGATGATAGCAATGCAAAAATTGGGTATAATTATTATTACTATTTGAATGATAATTCTACTCAAACAATAACAAAGATAGATACATTAGATATTGTTGGGGTTAATAACAAAACTATAATATTCCAATCTCCTGTAAACCCTAATTCAGTACAAATTAACGGTAATGCGCAAATTATTGATAGTAATGTTATGTATGTTGAAGTTTCATTCCCACAATCGCATAGCGTTGACAAATATGAAATTTCAGCAAGCACTTACAAAGAATCTGCGTTTAGTGATGAAACAGTTCTATCAACAAATTATAATATTAAAAGATTTTATATTAACGATATAAAATTGTTTGGTACAGATATTCATGATATTATACAAAATTTAGCAAATTTAAATTCATTAAAAATAACTTATAAAATAGAGTATTTATGTACAGGCCAACAGGCAGGTAAATTCACAGGCTTTGAATTAGCAAAACCTATTAATTTTGTTACTTCTGATGGCAAACTGTTTTATACTTATGATAACAAAGAATTCAAAGTAAAAAAAGATTCTACTCTAATATATGGTTGGTTACAGTATCAAACAATAGATTTAGCTCATGGAATGGTAGCTAAAGCTGAAATAATTTTGATGGAATAGTTATATAATTTTTTGGCTTTATATTAATGCTTACTACTTTTTATACAAATTTTTACTTTTTTGGTTGACAAATATATTACTTATGTATAAGATAGCGGTACTATATTTTAAGGAGTGTGATTATCTTGAAACTTGGCAAGGTCTCTAGGCCTTTGGCAGCAGCTTTTTTGAGTTTACTTAGCTTGAATACTAATGCTTTTGGTATGGATATTGTAACAAATAAACCACAAATGCAGAGGGAGGATAAAGTAATCGCTGATAAAGATGCACTTGTACCGTATGATTGCAATTATAACGTACTGGTCGTTGCTGATACTGTTGAAAGAATGCAAAAAGTTGCGGCTTTAATGCACAACAATAAAAAAAATACCAAACTGGGCGATTTATCTAATAACTTAAAGAATTACGAAAGCGGCAAAGTTTATAAAGCAGAAAATAATCCAAAAGTTAATATTCTGTGTATTACGATTGACGATTTTAATAATCAAGATTCTTCTTACGATTGGTATTGGGATGTTATTTGTCAAGAAACAGGTTTTGTTTACTATATTTTCAAAAGCAAATCAGACGATGATGCGGAATGTTATGAAAAGCTTAAGAAATTTTATCATAAGTTCAACAAGCATTGGTGCGGCAAAGATTTCAATTATGATGAAAATTATGAACCGTTTAAAGAAGATTATTATGACGCTAAATCCGGATTACCGCCTATTGGAGTAAAAGATAGGGCAGTATGGTTTAATTATGTTTTAAAGAAAAGACACTTACTCACAAAAGACCACAGATATATATTTTTCATAAATGATGATAACAAAAAAGGGTATAGTAAAGATTTTGAAGATTATGTAGGGAACATGCCTGATGCCAGAAGTATAGATGTGTGTGAATTGAACCGCAATTTTAATAGCAACAAATTTTCAGGTTATATAAATTATAAAGTGCCATTCTGTGGTGTGCCGTTTGAGCAAGTAAAAAAAAAACCTCAATGCCTATTATTTTAAAATGGGGAATACCAACAGTTTTGTGCGCAGTGATTTTGGCATTTTTGGGTATTGGAATATATAAAAATTATAAAAAATAATAATTTAGGAGTTGCTAATGTTTAATTTTAAAAAAATTATTTTAATTTGTGCAATATTTTCTTTGGCATCATTTAATACAGTTACTTCATATGATAGATTTGCTAAGGTTGTTATTATTGGAGAATATGGATCAGGCAAAACTACTTTGTATAACTTGTTGACTGATAATATCGAACATCCAAAACACACTGATCAAATATCAGGCAGCAATATCACTAATGAATACAAGATAAAAGGTAGTTTTTGGAAAAGTAATCGAGGGATAATGCGTTGGTTTTCAGCAGGTAAATATGTTGAAAAAGAACAGCTTGTAGCTGCTTGCCTTTTCGATACGTCAGGTGAGGAAGAACACGTTGAATCTATTAGTCAGTTTTGCAAAAATGCTCATGTTGTAATTGTAACATTAGATGCCAAAAGATTAGTAGATAGATTTATCAATAATAAAAGCAGCTTCATTTTTGAGAATTTTGAAAAATTAATTTACAACATATCGCATAATTGTAAGTTGTTTGTTGTTTTGACTAAAAGCAAAGATGCAAGGGACAAATATGGTTACGATAAATGTTGGCAAATTTTAAATTTAGACAACTTGAAAAAGTTTATAAATAATATGTTGATGAAATCTCAAATTAATAAAATATATGATTTCGATACCTACTATTATGAATCTCGTAGTTATAAATCAGACATACAAAATATAATAAAAGACTGTATTAAAGATTATGGTGTAGGTAATCTTCCTGAAAGCGATTTTGGGTTTAGTGCTAAAATAGGTGAAAAATACGCAGGTCAAAAGACTGTCTATTACGAAGAACCTTTTTTCTTCGGGCTTTTTAGTACTACAAAATCATATCAAAAAGATGTATATGTACCAGCTTTGAATTGGCACTAAGGTATTAAGCTGTTAAGTATGCACAAAAAATTTTTCACTATCATAAACAACGAATTCTTTTCCATCCGAAGTAATGAAACTTATAAACGAAAATTTGCCGTAAATGATGTAGAGAATGTTCTCTATGTCATTTATTTTTTCGAAACCATTTAATGGCAAACTTGGTGTTTCTGGTAGATTTATACTAAATCTTTCACGAGCTTTATCTTTTACATCGTTCAAATTACTTAGAATCCTATTAAAATCATTGTTTCTCGGCACATCAGACATTTGCCAATTAGTCTTTATATTTAAATTGTATAATTCAAGACTACTTGCCAAAAATTTTATATTATTTTCAATACGATTTAAGTCCGAAGCATTTAAAGCGCCTTTCATCCCGGCATTCCAAACTGCTTTTTGTTCCGGAGTTAAGTTGTTGTAGCCAATGCTGCCATATTCCAATACTAAGTTTACATCTGCCTGAGTCCGGTCGGTGATAGGTGTTATCCAAGCCATTTTTTGCCTCGTAAAATGTTAATTTAGAACCATAAAATGTGATTTTTTTAGTATTTAATATACTAAAATATCACAAAAAAAAATTCAACTATGGCACTACAAATATTAGAATACAAAAATAACAGCCGTGCCGGAAACACGGTTGTTATAATGATTATTTACTAACTATAACGACCTGTGAAACGAATCACGTTACCATTATACCATAAACAAAATAAAAAGTCAACAGTTTAATTTACTAAGTTGTGTTGGTATAATGGAAGAAGCGTAGCTCGTTGACGTGGGTTCATCTCTTGCCTCACATGTTTTGTGAAGAAATGAGGTGATAAAATGTACGATTTGTATAGGTTAATTTTTGAAATATTTAAATTTGTATATTTCGAATTAAAAGAATACATAAAAAATCGCTTCCCACGGCGGAAACGTGGGAAACGTTTTAAAGACTATAAATAAACGTTGAACCCACCAAATGGGTTACGCTGCTATTATACCGTAAAAACAAATAAAAAGTCAAGCAATCCCGACCAATTTATCAAATTTATCAATAGCTTCTATCTGCTCTTTGGTAAAGCTTTGGTTAAGAGTTTTTTCAATTGCGAAGTATTTCTTTTGACGGAGTATCTCTGCTCTGTCTTCTTTGCTGTATTTTTTAAGCTCTTTACTGTCCATTTGACGCAAATCAACTACGTTTCTAAACGATGTTTTGGAAAGATCGTTAAACAGGGCTATAAACTCGAAAAAGTGGAGTTCTTCTCGGTTAAGGTTAATTCTGAACCTTACCATAAAAGCACTGAATAAACGGTCTTTATCAACGTCAAATGAAAAGTATTCCTTGTTGTCTTTTGGATTTAGTTCCCGATTGTTCTCAGGAGCACCGCAGCGCATAAACCATTTAAGCCCATTAAGGGCGATTTCAAACGGCGGAAGCCCTTTGCCGTATAAAAGATTAAAAGCAGTAAATAAACGCTCCATACGTCCGTCATCGTCATCTTTGAACGTTTCTGTATCACTTAACGCCTGTGAGATTAAAATACCTGTTCTGAACGAATAATTTATTAAATAACCCTCATATTCTTTAGGTAAAACATCAAGCAGGATATTTTCATACATAAACTTTGTTGTCTCCTTTCTTTCTTTTTTTATATATTTCTTTTTTAGAAATATATATTTTTTTCTTTATTTAGTACTTTAAGCATTTAGATTATTATTACTTCAAGCATTTGTATACTCAAAAGCCACCCCCTGGATTTCGAGTACACTGGCTTTTTCGTTCTAAAATCCAGTATGTGGATTTCGAGTACACTGGATGTTTTCATAAGCATTTGCAGGGTTTTAGAAATTTTTAAGTGTTTCTTTATTGAAAATATAATTCATTTTGATGTAATAGCCTGTTACTTTTTTAGTTTTAGGATCTATTGTTCTTACATCCTCGATTAATCCAAATTCTAAAAGCTGCTTCTTAACTTTGGAAACCTTGTTTCTGTTCCAATGCAAAGCTTTAGCTACATAATCAGTGGTGCATTTTGGCTGATTAGTGGCTTGCCATTTTGCTGTGTAGTAGTAGAATGTATATAGGGCAATTAATTCACTTGGATTTTCTTGTTGTAAAAATATATCAAGTGTTTGTTTGGTAAGTATTACCAACTGGTTTTCAATAAAATCGTGATTGAACACAATTTGCCTCCATTATTTTTTTAGACACAACATTCGTTTTGAGCACGGATGTTGTTTTAATTATTGCATTAGAATCAAAGTTTTGCATATAGATTTATATCTCCTATATTTTCATACATACTTAAATGCCTCTCTCGTGGCTTATAAGGGGTCTAGAACCGTTTTTTGTGTCTATATAGTATAATTTATCATTTTCGTTATTTAATGGGGCTTCTAGGGCTTTATTTTGGATTTCAGAATTTACGCTAATGTATTTGGCTAATTTCTCATAGTTGTTTTCTTGTTCACAAGCAGATTTGTATGATTTTATAAAGAATGATTGAACCATTGTTTCTAATTGAGCTCTGTCTGTTTCTGCCCAATTTTTAAGTGTGTGGTGGTCTCCTATTACTCTTTGGATTATCGGCGGTAGCTTATCAAATTCTTTTTTGGAATTGTAAAGGGAGTTTCTTGCCGCGTCTTTTACCATCTGCCAGGCTTCAAATTCGCTTATGGATTTTGGTCTGCTCGCCTTGATTATCTCTTCCATTTTGGCTTTTATAACGCCGATTACCGGTGGGAAACCTTTTCTGTCACTTTTGATAAATAGCTTCACCGCTTTAATTACCAATACAACATCGTCTTCCTTAAACATTTCGTACCATAAGTCTGATATTTCTTCGCCTTCTAATGGTGTTATGTCTTTATAAAAAAACGGATAAGCTTTTTTTAAGATAGATAGTACTTTTGTCATTTCTCCCTTAGTCATCAGTAGAACCCTCCTCGCCAAGATTAATTTCTATGAGGTTTTTATTTCTCTCCTCTTTTACTTTCCGCTCAAGTTCGTCTAAGGTCATGAATTCATCATTCCCAAATATATCTTTGTTTTTTTTCTTTCCAGCATTTATACCGTCCCATTTCTCATAAGCTTCTAGGTCATACGATGGCCCATATCCACCCCGGTGAACTTTTTTCATCACTGGTGAACTATGGACATTACTGTTCAGCGAATAAAAGCTTTGCCATGAGTTTATAACTGTGCGTTCAATTATTTTTATTTTCTCTTCGTCAGTACCATCACCACCGTTCTCTAATGAAGCCCTATCAAGCACTTTAAGGTTTCGTTTAAGTGAATTTGGTGTCAGCGGTTTCTTCATTTTTGCACGAATTTCTATAAACTCAGCTAATAACTCTTGCATTTCTTCGTTATTCGTGTAAGATTGAATTACTGAGTTTAGAGTTTTGCTACCAACTTTGTTGTTGGTAGTAACTCTTTTGCTATTTTTAGAGTTACCATTTTTATTGTCAGAGTTCCCATGTACGGTTTTTCCCATGTCGGAATTTTCCGTACACGGTAAATTCGAATCTTTGTTTGTTTCATTTTCACTTTCACACTTTTCTTCATTTCTTTCTTTATATATTTCTTTCTTTAAAGAAATATTATTATTATTATTATTATTATTACGGTCAAATTTCTTGACTTCCAGAGGTAAAATTTCTTGACTTCCAGAAGTCAAATTTTTTGACTTCTTGTTGGACAAAATTTCGAATACCCTTTCTTCATTTCTTTCTTTATACATTTCTTTCTTTAGAGAAATATCTGTTTTATTCTTTGTTGTATTCTCTGTATACGTCTCACTTTTAAAAGAGACCCCTCCCACTTTTAAAAGTGACCCCTCTCCCTTTTGAAAGTGACACCCCCCACTTTGATTAGTATTATCAACGGTTTCAGAGATTGACAAATCCCGGTAAGTTATTTCCAGAACTTTATCCGGGTTCAATTCTAAAAACAGTACATTACTCATTATTAGTCCATTATCATTAATTGTTCTAAATATTCTTTTAATTAAGCCTAAATTTTCTAAACATATTATGGCGTTAGTTGCTTCACGTTTGGAACACCCAAACATTTTTGATATTTGTTCGTAGTTTCTTTGCAATAGGTCTGCTGAAAATTTTTTCTTATATGCTATTATTTCCCCTGTTTTTTCATCGCGTATCTCTGTTGGCCTGTACCAATATACAATATCAGCCAATATGTTTATTGCCAATAAATTCGGTTTGCCTGAAGGGTATAATATTTTTTTGAACCAAATCATTGGTATAATATTCCCTGTTATGTTAATTGAAGCCATTTTTTCAATGATTTTATTGCCCACCACAAAATTGTCTAAATTTTTTGTTGTTTGACCCATAATTTATATCTCCTTAATTTTTATTCTATATTTAGTAATAAATAATAAAATGATTATTTATATCTATTTTTCACATTTTTTATCACCTCAATTTTGATTTGTTTGTGCATGTATCTGAATTTGCTTTTTCGATAAAAAAACTGTTGACTTTTTGATTAATGAAGAGTAACATTTCTAAACATAACCAATTGCAATGGGTTGTTGCCGGCTTTTTTATTAATGAAGAGTAACATTGGTAATCATTAGCTTGTTGTCTCCTTGTCGTTGGTTTGTTTGTGTATTGTTATTACATAGAAAAAGTGATTTGTTGTCGCTTTTTCTACTTCTTTTTTTACTTTACATTTTTCGACTTGAAAAGTAAATACACGCCCCTACTCGGGGCGTAATTATTAATTAATGACTAACGTTATTCATCCAGTTTACCAGCCTTTGCGTTGCTTGCGCTGCTTCGAAATTGTTTAGCTTCTCTATTTTTTTGTTATACTCTTTTTCAATCCCTGCTCTTATATCTGTTTCTGCTCTGTTTTTTGCTTTTGCACTGTTTTTAATAGCTTGCAATAGCATTTTATTTTCTTTCCCCTGTACTGCGTCCAGATAATCAGATTCAACAATCTCATACGCTGTCAAATATAAATATCTTCGCTGATATGTCTCAATTGCACCTAAATTTTGAATAGGATGTGCTCCTTTTAGTGTCAATTCACTCATAGGACTTTTAATTAATATTTTTGATTCAGGATTCTCAATATCAATTATTTCTAATATCGCTTCTTCTTTGCTGTAACTTATTATGTTTAAAATCCCGTATTTTTCAGATAATTCATTAATAGTTGGAAGTATATCGCCTAATTCGTAATACTTGAACCCAGCGAATTTGTTGTGCCCTGACTTCTTTAATTGCCTGTTTTGTAGCTCTACTCTTATTTTAGATAATTTACTGTATATATTCGTTTTGCTCATTTTAACACCCCTATTTTATACTTAAATTCTTTTTTTCAACTATTTTAGCGTGCTCTAATTTGTTGCCTTGCTTAATGTATTCTTTAATCGCTGTTTTATCCGGTTCAATTCGTTCCGGTACTATTCGCACCAGTTTGTATAAATTTTTTTCTCTTGCTTCTTCCATGAATTCCTTGTCAACTTCTGTAGACTCGCTTTTCCTGATCCCTATCGACATTGTAGGTGTTTCTATTTTGTTTTTGCTTGATATTTCCATTGTGCTTAATACATACGCTTTAAGCGCTTTTAAATTCTTGTAGTAGCGTTCTGAACGCTTTACTAGCCTGTCAATTTCCTTGTTTATAATGTTAATGTTGTTGTCTAACTCTTTGATAACATAAATTATATTTTCTATTTTTTGCTCAATTGCTTCGTCTAACTTTTGTATATGCTCAAAAGTTTCGTTGTCTATTTCGTCGTTTTCCAGCGCGTAATATAGCACGTTTTGATATTCGGTTGCTAAATTATATAATGTGTTCATTTTTCTCCTCTTCGCTTTCATAAAACATTTTCATTAAATTTTCGGGTGCTATCATTATACTTTCTTCGCTATTATTCGACGTCCCTTTTTTAGCTTTATTGAAAAATAACATTATAATCCCGAGTAATTTCATAACTAAACCTCCGTCGTTTTGAATATTTTTTTTCGGTAAGTAAAACTATTTTTAGTATATTATCCCTAACTGTTTTTTTCAACACCAAACGCCAAAAATCGGCGCTTGATGTTTTGATTTTTTTGTTATATGATTCCTACCCTAATCCTACCGTAAACCTCCAACGCGTCTTCAAACGTTGCTATCTCGTAGTGTGGTAGGATTTTTTGCATTTCTAAAATGAATTCTTCTTCACTCCCAAATCCAAATGGCAATTCAATTTCAAACATTTTTTATCACCTCTTTATTAATTTATTCAACGTCTCGTAAACATCTGCTGTTTTTGATATTTTACATTTTTCTTCTATGCGCTCTATAATCTCACTTTCGATTTTTATATTACCAAACGGTCTATAACCTGTGGACAATGCAATATCGCCAAATACATAAATATCAGCGTTCCAACCGTAAACACCTGCAGTGTAATATTTTGGCGTCTCGTGTTTAAGAAAGTTTTGTAAATCGCAATATCCTACATTTATTATCTTTTTGTAATTTTGTTTTATATATTTCATTGTTGTTTGTTCTTTCATCATGATTTCACCCCCTTTCAATTCACCTATTGACTTCCGTTTGTTTGTCTTTAGAATATAAAGACGGCCCTTAACGAGAATTAATTCTCGCTTGTTTTTTGGTCTAGATAATATTTTTCACGTCCGGAGTAGTTGTTGCCAGCAACTACTCGTTTCTATTATTCTTCGTACATTTCGCCGCTTTCTAAAAATAATTGCCCTTCCGCTTCGTAATATTCTTTTATCTCCTCTTCGTCGCCTTCGAAAAAATATTTGTACCCAATTTCTTTATATTCTTCACATACTTCGTCATACCATTCTTCTATGTTTTTATCTATTTTTGGAGATATTTTATAATATTTTTCCTTGTCTTCGAATTTAAAATCGTTGTCTAGTCCTAAATCGTACAGTTCTTCAGGTGTCGCACTTAATTGAACGTATATCTCAACACAACAGGAACCAGCGTAAAGTTCTCTAAAACAAATTTTTGAATATTCTTCGAATTGTTTAAAAAACTTTAATTCTTCGTTGCTTAATCCTTTGTAAAATTTGTTTTTTAGTTCGTCGCTTAAGTCTTCGAAATATATATTGCCAAGTATTTTCACATAATCCCCTTGAGAATAGCCCAAATCCCATTCCACGTCTATGCATGCAACTCCGCTAACGCCTTCGTTTTCTAAACTGTTTTTTATCACGTCTTCGAAAAAATCACATTCATGTCTATAAAATTCTAAATATTTGTCGTTTGCTTTTTCTTTCGCCTCTTTTGATAATTCGTCGTATTTGTATAATTTTATTTCTTTTAAGATGGTTTTCATTTATTTTACTCCTTTTAATTTTTTATTTGTTTTTTTAAATTCCGTCCCTTATTAATTTTTCGTTTAAAGATCTATTAACTAAGTCTATAATTGTTTCTCCAGTTTCTTTTGCTCTAGACTTTAATAATCTGTGTTCGCTAGATGTTACTTTTACCTTTATTATTTTATAATCTTCTTTGACTTTTTTTTTCTTTCTTGCCGCCTCAAAAAAGTTTATTTTTTTGAATTCGGGACTAGTGACTGCGTCCTCTTGGACGGCGTTCACACAGTATTGTCTTAATGTTATCCCCTTGTGTATTGCCGCTATTTTAGCACGCTTGTAGAGTGATACCCAAGGATGTAATTCAAGCGTACAATATTCTTTAAACAACTTTTAACCCACCCACATTTTTTTATATATTTTAAATTGTGTAATAGTATTTATCATCTAAAATTATCTAGCGGTGTCCTCAACTATTAACAGAAACGAATTCATATTTAATTTATTTTACAATATATATAATTTAGTATAATATTTTTTGATTCTATTTAATTGCTTTCGATGCTTGATTTTATTATCACCACCCTTTGTTTTTGTATAGTAATATATTACTATAAATTAGTATCGTTGTCAACACTTTTTCGGCGCTAAATGTGTGAATTTAGTGTAGATTTTTTATATGTTTTTTTAGTTGTTTTTTGTATATATTGACAGTGTTGTGTTCTTTTATTTTTTGGGGATACCCCCATACCCCCCCTGGGAGCTGAGGGGGGGCACCCCACATAACCCGGCTAACACGAGGAGACCATAAAATATATATGTTAGGCATTTATTCAACTAAATTGAAAAGCAAGGCCATTATTGTATAATTAAATCAGCGTGGCTGATAAAGGCGCGGTTGGCTATCATTTACTTAATCCCTATTCAGGGAGGTGATAGCTTTGTTATTGGAGTTAATTTGGTTTTTACTTGATTTAGCTCAATTTGTTTTGTATTTAATTGAAAAATTTAAAGCGAGACAAAAAAATAATAACCGTTGCCCTCGACAAGTGACGGTTATTATTATAATCATAATTAACGAACCCATTTCTAAGTCGCGCTACAATTATATTCAACAAAAACAAAAATAGCAATATTTTTAATATTAATCTATTTCAGTAAAATCTTTTGATAGATATGCTTTTTTTAATTCTTCTACACATTTCTTAGCGCGTAGTCTCAAATAATAGCTATCATTTCTGATAGAAACTAAATCCTGTTGGATTTCACTATATTTATGAGTCATAGCTTTATTCAAACATTTTTCAACTGAGTTTTCTAAAAAATAAGATAAAGAATCAATCATTTCCAAATTCTCCGAAACATCTATACATTTATTATTTTCTTCAATAATAATTTTTTTATTTTTTTTTGAATCTTTGTACCAAGAAAACAAACCATATAATGAAGTAGCCAAATTAATTACATCTAGGATTATTCTTGCGTATTGTGATGTAACTATGTCTAAGTAAAGCCAAAATACATTACATACAGACCAAATAAAAAAGCAAAAGAACATTTTCCTGACATTCATAATGGTTCCTATAACATTTATAATGGAAAATAACCAACAAACCCAACTAGCCATAAAATCTCCTTTTTAAACAGTGATATAAAGTTAAAAAAACTAAAGGCTGCGACAAAGAATCGCATTTTATGCAATATTGTACAATTTTTCATTGACAAAATCAACTAAATATGTAGAATATAAACCATGATTCTACAAAAAAAAGTACATTTTTAAAGTTTATACATCATTTATAAACTTTAATAAGGAGTTGGTGTTGTGAAAACGTTATTAGGATTTAGAAATATAAAAAAAATTAATGAAGAAATTTCTAAAATCAACATAGCGCTTGCATTATGTAGTGCAGATGTTAATGAAATAGCCTCAGCGACAGTATCTAAGCCCTCGTTTTCAGAAATACAATCACAGAGGAAGCATCAAGACACAGTATTTGTAAAATTTGTAGATGACATTGAAAATATTAGAAAGCGCCAAAGCGAATTAAAAAACAAACTAGAGTATCTTAGTTTAATTAAGAATGCGATAATTAATTCAATTGATTCGAATCCAAATTCCGATATATCTAAAATAGTTAAATCATATTTTATAGATGGTAAAACAGCACTAAATGTAGCATCAGAAATGTCTATGTCGGTACCTTCTGTTTATAAACGATTGAGCTCTTTTTACGATATGATTAACAAACTTGCCGAACCTTTTAATTACAATAAAGATATATGATTTGTTAAAGCATTTTCGATTTCTTCTGACGTGATACCTATATATTTTTGGGTTATAGCAGGGGAACTATGCTGAAGAAGTTGCTGTACAAGAATTATATTATATTTATTATTTAAATAAATTTCTGTAGCGAAGAACTTTCTGAAACTATGTGTACTTATATTTTTATAACCTAAGTAATCAGAAACTTTTTTTATGTATTGCTGGACATTACGTTCAGTAATTTTAAATATTATATCATTTTCATTTATATTTTTTTTCATACAGTATATTTGGATATATTGATATATAGGGAGAGGGACGGTAAAAGTTCTTTTTTTTGAAGTTTTTTGTTCTACAATATCAAGTCTATATCTATTACCGTCTTTAATTATACTAGACATTTTAAGGTTTAATATATCGCTTATTCTAAGGCCCAAGTTAGCTTCTAAAACCAGACAAGTGGCAATTCTTTCGTTTGGTTTAAAAAATGAAGAACCGTTCCTCATAACGTTTATTATATTTTCATATTGTTCTTTTGTTAAAGCTATTGTTTTTTTATTAGGCATAATACCCTCGATTTCGTATTTTATCATTGTTGGAATTCGTATATTTATCATTATAAAATAAGAACTTATAAAAATCAATAAAAACAAATTCGTAAGAGTACCATTATACGAAATTTTAATGCACCAATATAAAATATAAAAATTTTTTGTTATTATTATTTCAGCAAGAATTAGTCCGTAAATGGCGGTTAGTCACTCCTCAAAAGTGAGGTGATGACTTATGAATATAGATTTACTATTAATATTATTTATTTTTATAGTTTTCTATAAAAGCATAAAAAAATAACCGCTACTTGTTGAAGAAGTAAGCGATTATCATTTAATTTAAGTTTACAAATTTAAAATGGACTAACCGCCAAAAGCGGGATTCTTGCTATTATTATATTCATTGAAAATTAAAAGTCAACAATGTATAATAAATTTAGCAAGAGTTTGTCCGAATGGGCGGTTAGTCACTACCTCAAAAGTGAGGTGATGACTTATGAAAGAAACTTTAAGTTTAGTTTTCTTCATATTACTTATTATTTTGTTAATAATTATAACAATAAAATTATAGCCGCTCTCAGTTCGAAAAGATAGCGACTATAAAAATTTCTTTAAGAATCAGGACTATCCGCCAAAAGCGGAGCTCTTGCTATTATTATATTCATTGAAAATTAAAAGTCAACAATACATAATACAAATAGCAGGAATTAGTCCGAAAGGGCGGTTGGTTACTACCTCTAAAGCGAGGTGATGACCTATGAATAAAGATTTAATGATATTGTTATTACTTCTAATCATAATCCTATTAATCACAAAAGGATAACTGCCTACGTCTAAAGCAGTTATCATTAAATAACTTTTAGCACAGGACCAACCGCCTTATGCGGGATTCCTGCTATTATTATATTCAAACAAAATAAAAAAACAACAGCACATACAATTTGATTGCCAAAGCGCAGTATGTGCAGAAGTTTGGAATTTAAACATGAAAACCAAAAAATATATATACTAAAACGTAAAGCTATTAATTTACTTTACTACTTATAGTATATCATATTTACATCTATTTGTCAATAGTTTTTACAAAAAATCGACAAATTTTTTTTACTATATTTAGCTTAAATATTTGTAAATCTTGTATATTCTGGTTCCCAACGCAAGTTTATACTGCCTGTTTCACCGTGACGATTCTTAGCTATTATACATTCACATTCGTTAGGATCTATTCTTTCATCTTTAGGGTTATAGTATCTATCTCTATATAGCATTATAACTATGTCTGCGTCTTGCTCTATTGAGCCTGAATCTCTTAAATCCGACAATAGCGGTCTATGGTCTGTTCTTTGCTCGCTAGCTCTTGAGAGTTGTGACAAACATATTACAGGTATATTCAGCTCTTTTGCCATTATCTTTAATTGGCGAGTTATTTCGGATATTTCTTGGACTCTGTTACTTACTTGTCTGCTGCTTGATATTAACTGTAGATAGTCGATTATTGCTATAGAAACATTACCTATGCGTCTTATTTTTGCTTTCATTTCGTTTACTGTTATTCCTGGGGAATCATCTATATATAATTTAGAATTTGATAAATACTTAGTAGATTTAGTTATTTGTTCCCATTCTTTAGCAACCAAATCACATCGCATTAATCTTGAGCATGGTATTTTACATTCCATGCTTAAAATCCTTGACATAAGCTGTTCTTTGTTCATTTCTAAACTAAAAAATATAGTTTTATTTTGGGCTGAAACTTGATTTGCTATATTTAAAGCAAAACTTGTTTTGCCCATTGCAGGTCTTGCAGCGATTAATATTAAATCACTGCAATTAAGACCTGACATAATAGAATCTAAATCTTTAAAGCCTGTTGGTATTCCTATTGTGTTACTTTTGCCATTAGAATTTAATTCATCAAGTTTGCAAAAAATTTCTATTAAAATATCTTGTGCGCTTACAATTGATTTTGAAGACTTTTTATTTCGAATATCAATTAACTTTTGTTCTGCAAAATCTAATAGTTTATTATTGTTTGTGCTAGAAGTTGATTCTTGAAGAATTTCACGAGCTAATAAAATTAAACTTCTAAGCTCATATTTATCTTGAATTATTTTAGCATAGCTTTCAACATTAGAAATAGATGGAACAATCTGAACTATATCTAACATATAATTTTTCATTTCGTTTTTTTGGGCACTATCGACCGGAAGATTCTCAAGAACTGTTACATAATCAATTTTTTTACCTGACGAGAACATATTAATTATTGTTTCATATATTATTTTATTATTAGGTAAATAGAAAAAATCAGAATTAGGCAAAATGTTTAAAGCAATGTTTAAGTATGAACTATCAAGTAAAACAGCACCTAAAACTGACTGTTCTGCTTCAGGGCTGCATTCTGTTAAACTATTTACCATTATTCACTATACTTTACAATAATATTGTTAATAAATAAAATTCTCAATGATTCCAAATTTTCATTTACGCTGTCTAATGTTTTTGGTATCTTTATACTTCTAATTCTGCCTATAGAATCTTCAAATGCGTAGTCATGTATCAAATTTACAGTATATTCCCTATTTAAAAATTCTACTTTTGATGGTACAACCAAGTCTTTTATTTCTTGTGAACCAACATATACACGATTAACTGATGCTGTGTATTTTTTATCGTCAATTATAAAACTAAAGTCACCATTTAGCACTTCCATTAAAAGTCCGTTACATATAGTTGCAGATAATAAAATAAAAAATATAAATGAAACGATCTGTTTAAACATAATACTCCTTATAATTTATAATATATAAAATAAAATAGATTAAACCACATATTAAAATTAACTACCTATTAGTATCGCGGCAGTTAATTTATAAATAAAGAAGTTAAAAAATTTCAAGAAAAAAACGACGGTGAATCGTAAAGGGATCTAGCCTCTTAATAAAATAAGAGACGATTTTATTATATTGTATTACCTAATACATGTCAACATGATATATAAAAATAGTAAAAAATATACAAAAAAGTACAAAAAAATGTATTGCATATATTTATTGTTATGTTATGATATTAATATGGCTAAGATTATTAAAATTTCAATCGATAAAAAATTATTTGAAAAATTCGCTAAACTTCGAAAGCCAATTCCTGTTGATATATTAACAGGGTTTTTCCGTTGTACTTTAGCCCAACTTAATGATTGGTGCAAAGATACTTATGGTATAACGCTAAAAGAGAGAATAAGGACTGTAAGCAAAAGCTTAAAAAAAGTTCCACCTTTTAATGAATCTAATTTCGAATTATTTACATTATCTAATCAGGCTGACATCATAAATGACAAGTCGACTTATTGCATAGATAGATATGTTGATTTCTTCGGGTTTAGTGGGGCTAAAGAACTTGAAACAGCGTGCAGGGATACTTTTGCAGGTCGTACATTTAAGCAATCTGTAGATGCTTGTATATATTACGACCGAATGGATATTTTTGAAAACTTGAAAGTGAGGCGTAACGAATCCCCTAATCTTTTAAAGCATATGGCTGAGGTTTGTTTAGACTTAAATGCAAGAGCTAATGAAAATTCAGTCGATACATTTAAAGCTAATGCTTATATAGCTTTAAATAAATTTTGGGATACAAGTAATACTAGTTAAATGGAAGAATATTCATTTTCACCTAAGCAGCTTGCATTTTTAGATGATGTAAGAAATCATAAATTAAAATTTCAAAATATTCTTGAGGGAAGCGTACGAAGCGGTAAAACGTACGTTTCTTTGTTTGCGTGGCTTCAACTTGTTGGCATTGCTCCTAAAAATATGGACTTTTTGATGGTAGGTAAGACTGTAACTTCACTTAAACGTAACTGTTTAAGTTGTTTATCTTATATGGCTGATGGATTATTTGAATATTCGATAACTAGAAAGGAAGCAAATTTCCTTGACCATAAAATTTATTTAGAGGGGGTAAACGATGTAAGAGCTGAAAATAAGATACGTGGTATGACTTTAATGGGGGCATATTGTGACGAGGTAACATTATTTACAGAAGATTTCTACAATATGCTCTTGACACGTTTAACCTCTAAAGGTGCTTTTTTATTAGCAACAACAAACCCTGACTCCCCATCACATTGGCTTAAGAAAGATTTTATAGACAAAAGGGATGAAAAGAGTGTTGCTGTTTATCATTTTAATTTAGAAGACAATACAGCACTTTCGAAACAAACTATAAATACTTTGAAATCCCAATTTACGGGGGTGTTTTATGATAGATTTATTCTTGGCAAGTGGGTGTCTGCTGAGGGACTCATTTATTCTTATTTTGCAAATAATAAAAACAAGTTTCTGGTTGAGCGTATTGATATATTTGATATTTCCACTATTACTTTTGGGCTCGATTATGGCGCTTCCGAAAGCAAGACCGCTATTGTGTGTATTGGCATTGGTAGAAATTATAATTGTATGTATGTGCTTGATGAGTTAGTAATTAGCGGTGTCAAATCACCTGAGGAAATGTATGAAAAATTTTATGAATTTTATTTAAAAGTTTCTGATAAGTACGGATTTGTAAGGAGTGTTTGTGCAGATTGGGGCGGGCTTGGGCAAGTATTAACCAAAGGATTACAAAGATTTTTTATACAAAAGAAAGCAGTTATATCAATAGAAGATTGTTATAAATATAAAATCCAGAATAGGATTTCGTTTACTTGCAGTATGCTTGCAACTCATAGAATTAAAATTAATAAGCAATGTGTAAATTTTATTGAATCTTTGGAAAGTGCAATATGGGACCCTGCCAAAGAAGATACAAGACTAGATGATGGCACATTTAATGTTGACGTGCTTGATGCTTTTGAATATGCATTTGCAAATTATCTCACTATATTTGAACAAATTATGACGGAAGAATTAAGACCTGAACCTAAAAAGCGAATGCTTGTTATTTAAAGGGGTATTATGACATTAGATGATTTTTTTAAACAAATAGGATACGACACAACCAACCTCAAAAAAGGTCACGAAGCTATTGTAAATTATATGAATTGGTATCATGGGTATATAGAGGGTTTCCATAAGTATTATATTTACAATGGCGACCAAAAGATCCACAGAAACCGTTATTCGCTTAATATCGCTAAAATGATATGCGAAAACTTTGCCGATTTGATAATGAATGAAAAAGTCAAAATTACTTTAGATAACGAAGAAGCTAATAAAGTAATAAACGATATTTTGAAGAAAAATAAATTTAACATTCGAGCAAATCAAGCTGTAGAAAAAGTTTTTGCATTAGGTATGTGCTGTATATTAGTTTCTCCTGACGAGGATTTAGGAATTAATATCCAGTTTGTAACAGCAAACAACATATTCCCTTTATCATTTGGTAGTAAAGGAATATATGAATGTGCATTTGTAAGCGAAGAAGTTATAAGAATAGGACTTGATGAAAAGCCACAATTAATAAAGCATGTGCAAGTTCATAGAAAAGACAGTAATGGAGAATATATAATAAACAACTACCGTTTTAAATCTGACGGTTGTGGCAGACTTGAGCCAATAAGTTTAGATAATATACCATTCGAAATACGAACCGAAAGTAAACACAGATGGTTTATACCAATTCGCACTGCAATAGTAAACAATATAGACATGGAAAGCCCATTTGGGTTGCCAATATATGCTAACTCAATAGATACAATCAAAGCTTTAGATTTAACTTATGATAGCTTTACAAATGAAATACAAAATGGCCGCAAAAGGCTATTCGTAACTCAAGATGCGCTAAAAGTTAATAGCCACGGTTTCAGAAACGCATTTGACCCACAAGATGTTGTTTTTTATTTACTAGATGGCAGTTTCGAAGGCAAAAGCTCTAATAACTATGTGCAAGAAGTTAATGGTACGCTAAGAGTAGAAGAACTCAGAACTGCAATACAAACACATTTAGATATTTTGTGTATGAAATTAGGATTCGGTAGAAATTACTATCGAATGGGCGAAGTATTAGTTGGTAAAACCGCAACGGAAGTAGTATCAGAAAATTCTGATTTATTCCGAACAATTAACAAGCATGAAAATCCTATTGAAATTGCGCTTATTGAAATGGTCGAACTAATAATTTATATAGGAAAGTATTTTGGTATATTTGACATACCAAACCCATCGAAAATCACTATTGATTTCGACGACAGCATCATCGAGAGTAATGCAACGAAGCGAGAGCAAGATAGACTCGATGTACAAATGGGTGCAATGTCGCTCGAAGAATATCGCATGAAGTGGTACAGCGAAGACGAGCAAACTGCTAAAAATAAAATTTCAAATATTGTAAATAATCAACTCAGCTCTGAAAGAGAAGCACAATCAAATCCGAATCAATCACACACTAGCCCAAACGTTGTATAGAAGCTGCAACGCTTGGAGCTGTTTAATTATAAACAATAAAAAAATAAATTCAAAGTGCTTATTTTTGGTGGTACAAAATTAAAATTGATATATATAATACTTTTAATAAATACAAAATAATTTATGCAGACCCAGCATGGGAATACAGAGACAAAGCTTTAGCAGGATTGAGAGGTTCGTGTTGCAAATATTCTGTTATGGATAACAAATCAATAGCTAATTTACCAATAAATCAGATAGCTGACAAAAATTGTATATTGTTTATTTGGGTTACAATGCCTAAATTAAATGAGTGTTTCGGTATTATAAAAAAGTGGGGCTTTGTTTATAAAACTTGTGGATTTGTATGGATAAAAAAAAATAAAAAATCCGATTCTATTTTTTGGGGGTTGGGGCGTTGGACGCGTTCAAATGCAGAAATATGTTTGATTGCTACAAAAGGTAAACCTAAAAGAATATCTGCAAAAGTACACAGCGTTATTATTAGCAGAATTAGAGAACATTCAAGAAAACCTGACGAAGTTAGAGAAAGAATTGTTGAATTATGTGGAGACTTATCAAGAATTGAATTATTCGCAAGGCAAGAAATTGTTGGCTGGGATTGCTGGGGGAATGAAGTGTAGATTTTTATTTGATCTTATTACACAATAATAGCGTAGTCCTTGTGTGGGCTGATTACAGTTTTTATTTCAAAACAATAACTACCGTGTGCCTAGCACAGTTGCTATTTTATTTATTGTTGAATATAATTAGTGCGTGGCCCAAAAGACGGGTAACCACTTAAATGTAAATTTTTATGATCACAACCGTGTAATCAGCACGGTTGCTTTTCTTATAGTTCCTTATTTGAAGAATTAATAAAATAATTTCCAAAATTTTGACTAATAAACTAAGCATATCATCACCTCATTTCCCAGCTAAAAAGCTGGTCAGAAGTAACTACCCGTGCTTTATGAGCCACGCTAAAAAAAATATACCAAAAAAGCAAAACAAATTAAATATTCAAAAGGAGGAAAATCATGAGTGATATCCCTGAATGGTTAGCTCCGTACTTAAAAGAAGGCGCTTATAGCCCAACTGAAGAAGACGTTTTGGCTCTTGATCCACAATCAAGAGAAGAAATGCTCCTAAAAGCCGTTATTACAAGTATGCCTGATATGACGCAATATTATCAAAAAAGCGAAACTTACAGTAAGTTGGAAATAAATGATTTAGTATCAGCTATACCTAAGTTTAGTATCAAGGTCGTACCTGCATTGCCAACTGAAGATATTTCACCAACAACAATTTATCTTGTAACAGGCGGCCCTGAAACAGATAATTTTTACAGTGAATATATCTATGTTGATAACAAGTGGGAATTATTGGGGGAGGTATCAAGACCAAAAATATATACGGCAACATTGTTAGCTTCTGGTTGGTCTAGCCAAGCGCCTTATACTCAAACAGTTAATATATCAGGGATTTTATCAACTGATACTCCTATTATTGATGTAGTTTTATCGTCAACTGTATCTACGGCAATATTGCAAACAGAATCTTGGGGATATGTTTCTAAAATTGAAACACGTAATGGTTCGATTTTTGCCGTTTGCCTTGAAGAAAAACCAACTGTTAATATACCAATTCAATTAAAATTAATAAGATGAGGTATTAAATATGAATGATATTCCTGAATGGTTAAGACCATATCTTAAGCAAGATTCATATAATCCACCAAAACAAGATATAACTAACCTTGATCCTCAATCAAGGAGTGAGATGTTACTAAAATATATCATTCTTAATTCTGCCGGTGGTAAGTATGATGACATATATTTTACAACAACTGACGATGAGTATTTTACAGATTCAGATGACAATGAATTTATTGTTACAGGGAATTAAAAAAGGAGGCAAAAATGTCTAAATATAAGTCTAAATTTGCAGGTAGTGTAATCGATGCGACTTTAACTGCAGTTATTGATGGTCAGGTCGGCATTCAAGGTGTTAAAGTTAATAATGTAGAAACTGTACCAGACCAAAATAAGAAAGTCAATTTAACAATACCAAATGTATTACAGACTACAGGTTCAAGTACAACAGATGTAATGTCTCAAAATGTTTTAACAAATATATTGGGAAACAAAGTAGACTCAGTACAAGGGAAAGGATTATCAACTAATGATTATACTACTGAAGAAAAAACTAAATTATCAGGTATTGATGCTCAAGCTAATAAAACAATTGTAGTGCAAACAACAGGCTCAAGCACAACAGATGTAATGTCTCAAGATGTTGTAACTACAGAGCTTAATTCTAAAGCAACTACAGCATCTTATACTGCTACATTAGCAGCTTCATCATGGGTTGATCAAGGGAACCCTCCGTATACTCAAACTGTAAATGTTCAAGGCATTTTACCAACAGATTACCCTTTTGTTGATGTAGTTTTATCTTCGACTGCTTCAACTGCTATAGACCAACTCGATGCTTTTTCTTGTATATCTAAAATAGAAACCAATAATGGCTCAATAACAGCAACCTGCTTGTCATATAAACCGTCTATTGATTTGCCAATTAAATTAAAGGTTGTGAGATAATGTCTGATTCTTTTATATCCAGGACTATTGAAGATAATGTTGCTTGTAGACAGTTAATAAGTGGTTACTTGACCGAAGTAACAGAATCTATGCTATATGGGTTAACTGAAATTAAAGATAGCGCTTTTTCTAATTTAGCAAATGCTAGAAGTATAAAAATACCAAATAATATCACAAGTATCGGTAACTATGCTTTTTATGATTTTGGGGCTGCAAGAGCTTCACAAAGAATATATTTTGATTTAATAATACCGAATAGCGTTACAAATATTGGCGTTGGTGCTTTCGGTCATTCTGGGATGGCTAGCGTAATTATACCGAATAGCGTTACAAATATTGGAGAGGCGGCTTTTGCTGGTACATTATTGGAAAGTGTAATTATACCGAATAGCGTTACAAATATTGGCGGCAACGTTTTTAATAATGCACACAGATTGGAAAATGTAACAGTAGAAGCTGATATACCACCAACTATTGGGTATGGTCCTTTCACACAGACAAGTAGTAATCTTAAAATTTATGTACCGGCTGCTTCTGTAGAAGCTTATAAAACAGCAACAAATTGGTCGACTTATGCAGACAAAATCCAAGCGATACCCAGTGAGTGAGGTAATTAAATGGCTATAGTTACTACAAAAGTTAAAAGAAAATATAACAATATGCAAAAAATATCTAATAAAACAATCACTGAATTAAATGAAGATTTATTTAAAGACATTATTAGCATTAGGAATAATGCTTTTTATGGATGTAATAGTTTAGTAAGTATTGTAATACCAAACAATATTAGAAATTTGGGGGACAGTGCTTTTAAAAGATGTACATCTCTAACAAGTGCTACATTATTTGTTAATAATACTAATTGTGGAACATCGGTGTTCGAAGATTGTTCGGCTTTGAGAAATGTAAACGTGCTTAGTAATTTTACAAGTATACCCAATTATTTTTGCCAAAATTGCACTAGTTTAACAAGTGTAAATTTACCAAGTAGTTTAACAAGCATCGGGGGTAGTGCTTTTCAAGATTGCACTAGTTTGGAAAGTGTAAATTTACCAAGTAGTTTAACAATCATCTATGGTGGTGTTTTTCAAGGTTGCACTAGTTTAACAAGTGTAAATTTACCAAGTAGTTTAACGACTATTGGGTACGCTGCTTTTAAAGATTGTACTAGTTTGACAAGTATAAGTTTCCCAAGCAGTTTAACAGCTGTCAATAGTGACGCTTTTGAAAATACTGGATTAACAAGTGTAACTATCCCAAGTGGAATGCCATATAATGCATTCAGTGTTTTTAGAAATTGTAAAAATTTAAAAAGTGTTACTTTATCAGGCCCAATTGGCCCTTCATGGTTTAGCGGTTGTACTTCATTAGAAAAATTAACAATTAATGATGCTAATGCTTTAACTCACGGAGGTACTTTTGAAAATCTAACAAGTATAAATGATATATCACTTGTAGATGATATTGTAATACCACAAGATTGCTTTAAAGGTTGTACAGGTTTAGCAAGTATAATAATACCTCAAGGCGCTAGTTTAGGCGCTTATGCTTTTAGTGGTTGTACAAGTTTAGCTAGTGTAACCGTTAATGATACCACCCCTATATCTTGTACTAGTGTTACTTTTAATAACACAAGCCCGAATTTAGTAATCTATGTACCTGCTGAATCAGTAGAAGCGTATAAAGTAGCTAGTGGTTGGTCGACTTATGCAAGTCTAATCCAAGCAATACCAAGCGAGTGAGGTGATTAAATGTCAGAATCTATAATAACAAGGCGAGGCAGCGGTGGTTATGCTAAAGTTACGTTTGATGTGCCGTGTACAAAATTAAATAAAGTTTATAATGTTAGTATGCTAAGTGTAGAAAGAGACCATTTAGCTTCAACTACGTTAGGGGATTATGCTTTATTCGGTGGTGGCTATTCATATTCCAGTGTAGATACTGTTGAAGTATACAACAAAAATTTAACTCGTTCAACTATAACATCATTAAGCCATATTCGTTGTGAGTTTGACGCAACTACAGTTGGTAACTATGCATTGTTTGGCGGTGGGTGGGATGATTTTTATCGTTCAAATGTAGTTGATGCTTATGATTCTAATTTAGTGCGTTCTACAGCTTTATCGCTAAACATTGAAGCCAGCCTTTTATCGGCGACTACTGTAGGGAATTATGCCATTTTTGCAGGTGGATATTTAGATACAGGATATGATAGTGATATTACTACTGCTTATAATACTAATTTAACAAGGTTATCGCCTGCATCTTTGTATCTTGATGCAAGGGAAAAGTTGTCGTCAACATCGGTAGGTAATTATGCTTTATTTGGAGGTGGATATTGTTTACAAAATAACCGTGGTAGTAAACAAGTAGATGCTTATGATTCTAATTTAACACATAATTTTTCACATAGTTTGATTATGGGTAGATGGAGCTTATCTGCAACTACAGTAGGTAATTATGCTATTTTCGGATGTGGTCGTTTTGCTTATGGTGCAAGCCCTTATTGCGGGAATATGGAGTCGTTTGACAATAATTTAACACGGTCAGAAGTGTCAAGTGGGCATGTTTATGAGGAATATGCAGCGACAACATTAGGAGATTACGCATTATTTGCAGGTGGTGTCTATGCCACAAGTGGGCAATTACCTGAAAGGGAAAACTATACTAGAGTTGATGTATATGATAAAAATACCGTTCTCCACTATAATTTTGCTCCAGATATTGGTTTAGGTAGGGAAAGATTATCGGCTTCAACTATAGGTAAATATGCATTATTTGCAGGTGGGCGAATTGGTGAAGGTAATCCGAAAAATTATGTTGATGCTTTTACTTTTGAAACAAAAAAAATACAGATTTATCCAATGTCTAAGTATAAATTTAATGATATGAGTAGTGAAACGACTTCACAAACATTACAAGAAATCGAACTTACAACGCCTATAACCGGTTATATTAAAGTAAAAAATACTACAGTTAATTAAAGGAGATTCAAAATGATTAAAATTGAAAAATACACAGGAAATAAAACTTATATGTTCCCAAATGGTGAATTAGCAACACCAGAAAGAGTAAGAAAAGATTATCCGGCAGTAGATACTTTTGCTCACATAATAGAAACTGACGAAGCAGGTCAGGTTATGTTTGCAATACAAAACTTAGCGGCTATTAAGTCCCAAATGGGGCTTGATATTGGGTTAAGTGACGAGGAGGCGATTAGTCAAATTGAAGAAATAAGAAACACTCCACCGCCTGATCCTGGTGTGAGTGCTGAAGAAAGAATTGCAGCAGCATTGGAATTCCAAAATGTTTTGAATATGTAGTTGACTTTTTATTTTCTATGAGTATAATAACAGCGTAACCTGGTGACGGGTTCATTAATCTACTAAGATGTAAAGATTAACTAATACCGTGTCTGAAGCACGGTATTGTTTATATTGAATTTCAAAGAAACTCAAGATTTGTAATATTAATAGAATAATATTTAAAATTTGAATAATCTTTTCATTCATAATCATCCCTCCTTTCTCTAACTAAGAAAGTTAGAATCGGAGAAATGAACCCGCACTTCCAAGTTACGCTTGCTAGATTCTATTGAATATTAAAATAAATTGCGATTTGACTTTTTATTTTTATCAAATATAATAATAGCGTGACTCGATTGTGAGTCCGTTACAATTTGATGTTGATGTTAATTATAACGACCTCGTTGGCAGCGCGGTCGCTATTTTTGTTCTTTTTAATTTGGGAAATTAAATTTATAATTTTCAATATTTTAAGTAACAATTTAAGCATAATCATCACTCCTTTCTTACCATTAGTAATGGTAGACAGAAGTAACGAACCCACGCTATCGAATCACGCTTTAAGAATAATACTCAGACTTAAAATTTATTTCAATTATGTAGTTGATTTTTTTATTTTCAGAGAATATAGTAATAGCAAGAGTTAACCGTTTAAGACGGCTAGCCAATTCTGAATAAAAGTTTGAATATAGTCGCACTTGTTTCAGGAAGTGGCGACTATTTTTTATTTATGATTTATAGATAAGTAAGTAATATTAAAAATATTAATAACAAATCAATATTCATAAACATCACCCCTTTCGAAAAGGGATTGACTAGTCGCCATTGGCAATCTTGCAGTTTTTATTCTATAAATTATTAAAAACAAATTCAATCGGAGGAATATATATGAATTACGAATTAATTAAAAAGAATTATGACCGTGGTTTATGGAGCAAACGCCAAGTAGAAATAGCTAAAGAAAAAGGCGTTATAACTGAAGAAGAATATCAAAAGATAACCGAGGGTGCTAAATAATCCTCGGCGATGCGAGAGTTTTTAAATTTTTTCATAATGATAACTCCTTAATTTCTCCTAAAAAACTAATTTTTATTCATTTGTTCTCCTCTTAACTCTCGCATTTGATTTTTATTTTTTGATGAATATAATAATAGCAAGAACAACCGCTTAAAAGGCGGTAAGTCCTATAAACTAGTTCAAAATTTAACTGCTCTCTCTAGCCAGAGGCAGTTATTGCTTTATTATCAGTAATATTACAATTAATATTAATAATAAGATAACAAGATTATAATTCATAATCATCACCCCTTTCGTAAGGAGTGACTAACCGCCCTTTTCGGACATGTTCTTGCGTATTCTATTTTACAAACTGGCAAAAACAAATTCAATATTGAGGAACTGGATAATCTCAGTAAAACAGTTCATTAGTGCAGCTAACACTTAAAATAAGCTAATTTGAGGAACTACCTCGTTAAAAAAAGGAGCTAATATGGAAACACAAGAAGAATCCAAAGTTATTGAAACAAGTCCTGAAAAAGAAAATGTAGTTCAAGAAACTACCGAAAAAGAAGACCATTTTGATTATAAAAAAGCCAGAGAAGAAAGAATTACACGAAGTACTGAAAGAAGAATTCTCAAGGAACTTGGTGAAGATTCTTTTGAATCTATTAAAGGTAAACTTCAGGAAGCTTTAAACATTAAAGCTGAACTTGAAAAAGAAAGAATAAATGGTCAGAAACTTAAAATATTAGAATCAGGTTTTGATAACAAATATTTAGATTTCATAGTTTATGAGATTAATAAAACTAGAGGGGAAGAATCTTTTGATGATTGCTTAACTAAATTCAGGGAAAATAACAAACAATATCTTAAACGAAATAAAATAATAAACACTTCTCCTAATTTGGAAAGCAATAGTAAATCAACAGACGCTCATCTTCGGATGAACGATTTTCTTTCTAGGAGGATAAACAAAATTTGATAAAAGAGGTAATTTAAATGGCAGATATTATTGATAGATCGGCTGCACAGTCGTTAATTCCTCCTGAGTTAGTGCATGAAATAATTCAGGGCGCAACAAGATATTCAGTTGCTTTACAGATATTTAAAAGAGGGCGCAATATGTTAAGAGATGAGGTTTTCATGCCTGCTCTTTCAATGCTCCCTGAAGGTGGATGGCTAAATTCAGATAATGCTATGAAACCATTAACTGACCAAGCGTGGGAAATGGTAGAGATGTATGCAGAAGAGTACGCTGCTCGTGTGATTATCCCAGATAACGTGCGTGAAGATGCTGTTTTTGATATGTGGGGTGAGATACTCCCAAGATTACAGGAGCACTATGGTAAAGCTTTTGACCAAGCTGTATTTATGGGTGTTAACAAACCTAGAAGATTCAGAGCAGACATTGTTACTGCGTGTTATCAGGCAGGTGCCGTCGTAAATAGTACTACAAATATAAATAACGACATTAACAATGCTTTATCATTAGTTGAACAAAGCGGTTATAATCCAACTGCGTTAGTTGCAGGTGTTGGGATGAAAGCTAAGTTCAGAATGAATGTAGACACTCAAGGCAGACCTGTTTATTTCCCATTTATTGAACAATTAAACAAATATTATTTAGACAATGGCGCATGGGATGATAACAAAGCATTAATGATAGTAGGGGACTTTAGCCAAGCTATGTATTCCGTACGTGAAGACATGACAGTAAAAATTTCTGCAGACGCTGCTACAAATTATGGCGGTCAACTTCATTCTATGTTTGATGAAGACTCTCAAGTCATGCGTGCTAAATGGAGAATTGGTTTTGCTATACCGAATCCGATTAATATTCTTAACCAGACTAATTCGAGATTCCCATTTGCAATTATTAAAAATCCTAATGCTCAGGAGCCACCAACTATGTATGATGTAACATTCACAGCAACAGATAGCGAAAGTAATCCTGTACAAGGCGTAACTGTTAAGTTCGCAGGTTCTAATATTAAAACTGATAGTAACGGACAAGCTGTATTCAAATCTCAGGGTAACCAAGAATATATTTACCAGATTAGATACAGAAATCAGTTAATTAAGAACGGTTCTGTTTCTATTGCAAGCAGTAACGTTAGTGTGCCTGTAACAATTAACTGAGGTAATTATGGCAGAACAATATAATTCAAGCCATACAGGAGCTATTATAGATGAAAAAATCCAGAGTTTGATTGACTTCGGAAATATCTATGAAGGCCATCTAAGCCCAGGACTTCTTTATGAAAATGCGCAACACCAAGAATCTATAATAGATAACAGAGGTACTCCTATCCAAGGTGGTGGGTACACATATGAATTTGATTATGACGAAAATTATAATACTACTAGATATTCTGTTATAGGTAATATTTGTTTTATAACTTTTCATCTTAAAATTAACGTTAAAATTGCTTCAAACATTGATCAAAATAAGTTTGCTATTTTGAAGGGATTACCATTTAATAGTTTGTATGATACTTCTTTCTCTATATATGAATTGTATAACTTAAAAGATTTTAATTCTGATAGTTTCACACAATTTGGTGCTATTACTGTTCAAAGTGGGAAAAATTACGTTAGGCTTGAATGTGAAAATGGTAAAAAAGCAACTAGTTGGAAAATAGGGGAAACATGGATAGGTGGTTCAGGATTTTACTTTATACAAAGATAAGGTGGTATTATGTTTATAGATTACTCTTATTATTTAAATGAATATGGTGGAAGTTTAACAGAAGATGAATTTCAAAAGTCAGCATTTAAAGCTTGCAGTTATATTTCCGCTAACACTATGGATAGAGTAGATGACTATAAAATAACCTTATTCCCTGAAAAACTTATCGAACAAGTAAAGAAATGTGCTTGCGCATTATCTGAATATTTTGATAAATTTGAGAAAATAATTAATAACTCTCTCAATATCGCTTCGGGAGAGAGTAAAGGCAATATCAGAAGCGAACAAGCAGGGCAAGTCTCTGTTTCTTATGGAGACAGTAGTAGTTTTACTAAAGATTATTTAAATCCTAACTACAGAGATTTGCTTTTAAAATCCGTATTAAACACATATCTATATCCAATGGAAATAAATGGTAAAATATGGAATCTAACTTCTAAAGTTATTCCTAACAGATGTAGAAGTTGTAGTTTAATATAATCAAACTTTTAATTAACGAGCATTGCCATTTCGGTAATGCTTAATTTTTTTATATAAAGAGAGGTAATTATAATGGGAACACCGGCAGAACATCGTTCCTTACTTGCACATTTAATAAACGTAAGAATCCCATATAGTTATGAAAATCCAAGATTTGTTTTAATGTGCGAAGGAATAACAGAACTCACAGAAGAATTAGACCCTGATTCTGAAGACATAAAGTATATTTGTGAGAAAACTAAGACAACGAATGTAAAAAGTTATTCTAAGAAATTAGAAGTAGACATGACATATGTTAAAGATAATGAAGTAATAAATTATGCAAATTATCTTTTGCGAGCTATGCCAGTTGGGAAAAAAGCTTCAGGCGACTATGTAAGATTTAATAAAGATGAATTAATGTATTCTGAAGATGATTGCTATATAGCTATAAGGCAAAGGGCAACTGTATATCCTGAATCTATAGGTGGTTCGGCAGAGGACCCACTACACAATAAATTTTCAATGGGTAGTGCAGGTGACCAAGTTATAGGATATATAAAAGTTCATACAGTTGGAGGGCATACCGATTATCTTTGGACACAAACTAATTTAGAAGTACCATATGTAACAAAAATTGGTGGTGTTAATATTGAAAGTTTCTATACAAATATGAATATTAATGCAGATTCCGGAAATTTAACATTTAAACTGGAGGGTAAAAAAGGCAGTACAATAAAGCTTTACAATAGAGTAGGGAATGAAGTAACTATTACAAGTCAGCCTTGGAGCGGCAATATATGTACTGTCACAGTTCCTACCAATAGTTTAGTTTTAGATGATTCAGATGATTCAAAAGTTACCGTTGCATTCCAGCAGATAAATAACAATGAGAGCTCAATAACTTCTCAGCCATTAACATTTTATTTGGTAGATTATAGTACGCCACCTGTAATATCAACTGAAGCTCAAACTACAATTCAATCAAGTCAAATTATACAAGGCACGGCTTACCCCAATGCGGAAATAAAAATAACTAATACTTCAGCACCACAAGAAAGCCCAATTGAAGTAACAACCAATGCTAGCACAAATGGTATTTGGCAAGGCACTATAAACTTAGTAACAAATAAAGAAAATACTATATCAGTTACTCAAAAAGCAGAAGGAGCGCCGTCAAGAAGTTCAGATAGGACTGTAACAATTAAGAATTTAGGAGTACTTGAAGTAAATCCCAATCAGACTTCACAACCTGCATCTTCTTTCCACGTTGAAGGTAAAGGACTTAAAGGCGCTACAGTATTATTATTGGAAAATGATACACCGGTAGAATTGGATGATGAAAATTCTCATCACAAAACAGTTCAGAGTAATGGAACATTTGATATATATCCAAAAAATACACTTTCAGTAGGCACTAAAAAGTTTACTTTCAAACAAACTTTAGATGGTAAAACAAGTTCTGCTACAAGTGAAATGACATTCACACTTAGCTGATAATAAAGAATAATTTAACGAATTCCATAGATAATAATATTTACAAATATTTTTGTATAATATATAATATCTATGGAGTTGTTATTATTGAAAAAAATAAATCATGAAGAAAAACTTTTAAAGGCTAACAAATACAGGAAATATACAAGGCTCAAACTTACTGATGCCATTAATAAACTTCCTGACAGCCCTCACAAAAAGTTTAAATTTAAACATTATACAGATTTAATTTATAAAACAATATTAGGCAAAACAAGCAAAGAATTAAAAAAAGAACGCGGCATTAAAAGTAAATGCTGCTTGGGATTTTTAAATTCTTTGGAATTAGAATTAATTGCTGAATTAGAAAACAAGGTAGCAGTATTAATAGAATTTGGAATAAGTTATAAAGAAATAAAAGAAAAAATCAAAGATTTATCGAAACCTTTGAAAAACATTGCTTGATTAATATAATAAATATAGCGTAGTTCGTGACGTGGGTTCACCCTTTTTTCTCATTTTAGAGAAGAAAGTGAGGTGATTTAGATGTTCGATTATTTTCTTAAAACATTGGATATTATACTTAAAATTGTCCAAGTTACAGAAATAATAAATCGTCTCCCACGTAGGAAGCGTGGGAAACGTTATAAAAAAAACAAACTATAACGAACTCACTAACGAGCTACGCTACTATTATATCAAAACAAAAATAAAAAAACAACTTACAAATAGGTTGTTTTTTTGATATAATCAATTTAGCAAGAATTGTCCGAAAAGGGCGGTTGGTCACTACCTCTAAAGTGAGGTGATGACTATGAGTGAAGATTTAGTTTTACTATTTCTAATACTATTTATGGTATTTGTAATAATTATTTCCATAAAAAAATAACCGCACCTGTACAAGAGGCTGCGATTATTAATTTCACAGTTTCTCAATAAGGACCAACCGCTCAAAGCGGGATTCTTGCTGTTATTATATTCCAAACAAACCGAAAAATCAACTTACAAAATGGTTGTTTTTTGATATAATAAATATAGCGTAACTTGGGAGTGCGGGTTTATTACTTCTTATTCTGCTTTTTAGCAGAGAAATGAGGTGATAAATATGTTATTTAAAGCCCTCAAAATTTTATTTTGTATTTTAAAATACATATATAAAATCAAAAAGCTTAAAAGTAACAACCGCACACACAATGTGGTTGTTACAATAAACATAAACTTGTAATAAACCCATTCCAGGTTACGCTACCATTATATTCCAAACAAACCGAAAAATCAACGGTTTGTATATTTTTTTTAGGGGGATTTTATGAGTAATTCTGAAACTCTAATTCTTACTAGTAATAAGAAAACTATTAAAGTTAATAATAAAGGGGATGAAATAGTACTTGACTTAGATGACATGTCGATAAGAGGCAAACTCGAAGAATTTTTTAAAACAATTGATGAATATATAATTAAAATAAACAGTGCTAAGGATGATCATGAAAGTTATAACTATTCTTTAGAAATGAGTAAAAAAATAGTAAACTTAATAGACAATATATTCGGAGATAATGCATCGATTAAACTATTCGGCAATTCTTCACCAACTATAGATTTAATATATGAATTTGGTATTAAATTCCAAAATTTATTCCCAAAATTTATTAAAAGTAAAATTGAAAATCAAAAAAAAATAATCGAAATTTCTAATAGAGTAAAAAATAACAAATATATAAGGAGGCAAAGATAATGGACATTCAACCTGTAATTCAAGGTAGTATTCAACCAATGATAGCAGCTATATGCTTTTGTGTTGGATATATTTTAAAACACACTAAAAAGAATAATGTTGATAACAAATATATACCATTAATTGTAGGAGTATTCGGCGTAATAATAAATGTCTGGCAAAACAATTGGTTTTTAACTCCTGAAATACTATTAGGCGGACTCGTAAGTGGATTAGCTTCAACTGGTATTTGGGAAGCTATTAGAAACACAACAGGTATTAATTAATGTTTAATAACACTGTTACTCTATACAATTACGATAAACTTAAAGACGATTATTATTACACTGTATTCAAAAATGTTGAAGTTCAAGAGCAACAAAGAAGTATACCTGACGATACTCATTATGGTAATTATAACAATATTTATGAACGAGCATATGACAGAGCATTATTAATAATAAAATATAAATTTACAGATGGTATAAAACATGTAGATGGTATAAATAAGACGTTTGTAAATCCTAAAGAATGGAATAACAAAGAAAATAAAAATAATAATTTCACATTCCAAACGGACTGTGATTTTTTTATTGTTGAAGACAATAAAGAAATAAAAAATTTCGAAGAATTAAAAAATTATAAAGATAGAGTGTATAAAATAGATCTTTATGATGACTATGAATATGACTTAACACATTGGGAGGTGTATGGTTCATGAAAAAAGTATTTATTTCAATAGGGCACGGAGGTAAAAATCCCGGTGCAGTCGGTTATGTTGTAGAGAAAGATGTTAATTTATATGTAGGTTTAAGTTGCAACAGTTATTTAAGCAAGCGAGGTATTAAAACATTATTATCAAGATATAAAGATGAAGATGATGATGTAACTGAAGAAATAAGGGAATGTAATAATTTCAATCCTGATTTAGCAATAAGCTGTCACGCAAATGCAGGTGGGGGAATAGGTTTTGAAGCTTATTATCATTACAAAGGTGGTACAGGCAAGCAACTCGCCGAGAATATTGAAAAAGAAATTATAAATATAGGTCAGAAAAGTAGAGGAATAAAGATAAAAAAGAATTCTCAAGGTACTGACTATTATGCTTTTATAAGAGAAACTAAATGCCCTGCAGTAATATGCGAGGGCTTTTTTGTTGATAACAATGAAGACGCTGAAAAATGCAACGAACCGCACGAATATCAAAAGTTCGGTGAAGCTTATGCTAAAGGGATTTTAAAAACACTAGGGATAACTCCTACAGATAAAACAGAAGAAATAAAAGTTGGAGATAAAGTTAAAGTATTAAAAAATCTTCAATACAATTCCGATAAAACTTTTAAATTATGGTTTGATGAATATGACGTAATAAGTATAAATGGGGACAGAGCAGTAATTGGGATAAGAGGCACTGTAACTGCAGCAATTAATATATGCAATATAGAAAAAATTAAAAATTAATAATGGCGGTTTAAAATGGCTGATGAAAAGATAATACTTGGTGTTGATATTGATGCTAGGAAAGCAGAAGAATCAATAGAAAGACTTAAAAAAGCACTTATTAAATTAAAAATTGATGAGTTCAATGGTGCAGAAGAACTTAGAACTATTGCTAGAGAAATAGGTAAAGCTAAAAAGCAATATTTAGATTTCTTAAAAATGTTAGAATCAGCTAAAAGCCCTAAAGCGGTTGAAGCGATAGAAAATGCAATTAAAGAAATCAAAAAAACAATAAAAAATTTAAAGGCTGAATATTATAAAATTGCTGTTCCACATTTAAATGTAAAAGATGCAATTAAGGCAGTAAATGCAGAGATAAAAAATATAAAAGAAGAGCCTATAAGGAGATTGAAAGAAGCCCATAAAAGTGCAGAAGAAGCTGCAAAAGACCATGCAAAAGCTGAAGCCTCATTAGCTAAAGCACTGGCAAGAGGGCAAGCAGAACTTGAAAACAGAAAAGCCCAAAAAAGAAACCAAGTAGCTTCAATTGCAGCAGAAAACTTTGCTAGAAAAATGAGGCTCGAAACCGCTGCAGTAGTTGAAAATGAGCGCAAAATGGCTGCAGCTATTTCACCATTATCACAAGCATTCTATAAATTATCAGGCGTATCAAGTAGAGTATTAGGCGGAATATCTTATGCTTTCAGAAGGATAATACGCCTTGCAGCATCAGCTTTTATATTTAATGTAATGAGTGCTGGATTCCGGAGTATGTCTAAATGGATAACACACTTATTGTATTTAGACCAAGAATTTGTAGGATCTCTTCGACAAATTAAAGCTAATTTATTAACTGCATTTGCACCGATATATCAAGCTGTCTTGCCTTTACTCAAAAAAATGGGGCAAGCTATTGTATGGGTAACACAATATTTAGCTAAATTAATCTCATTGTTAACAGGTACATCTTTAGAAGTTAATCAACAATCAGCTCGCAATATGGACTTTGAAGTAAAGCGATCTATTGCCCTTGAAAAAGCTTCTAAAAGAAGATCCAAAAACGACAAGAAACGTAATAAAGAAGCTAATAAAGAAGCTAAAGAATTAAATAAATCACTTGCAAAATTTGATAAATTAGATGTTTGGAAACAAGATAAAACAAGTGGCAGTGATAAACTTGATAAAATTAAAGGGCTAAAAAAAGAATTTGAAGAATTAGACGATCTTGATGGTCTAGATGGTCTTAATAATTTAGACATTCCTGAATCCAAGCTTGAATTTAAAAAATTAGAAGATTGGAATACAAGCGCTCTTGAATGGGCAGAAAACACAAATGCATTTATAAACAAGCTTAAAGAAATACCAAAAAATATTGATGAGAAACTAGACAAATTAGATAAAATTAAACCAGGAAGCAAAAAATTTATAAAAAATCTTGGTGTTGGTGCCTTAGCCACCACTGGCCTTGGGCTACTAACTAAAGGCAAGATATTTAAACCTGTTGGTAAATTCCTTATTGGTGGCGCAAAAGTATTAACTTCAACATTTAAAGGCGTTAAAAATTTTGCAAAACCAATCGGGCAAGGCATAAAGGGAGGATACCAAGCGTTTAAAATAAACAGATTAGCAGGTACTCCACTTTGGGAAGGAACCAAAAATATATTAAAACCAATTGGTAGCGGAATAAAAGAATCATTTAAGCCAATTAAAGAATGGGGTAAAAAATACTTCAATAAAGGTACATGGGGTGCAATAAAAACATTTGCTAAAGCACATCCTGCTATCACCGGCGCATTAGGTGTAGGAGCATTAGCCACATATGGTGTAAATAAATATTTTGGGTACAAAGACTGGAAAGGTAAATTACCTGAAGAATATAAAAAAGGCAAAAATGGGTTTGAATTATTTAAAAAATATATGGGGAAAACGTTTGGGAGCGATTTGCTGGATTTATCAAGTCTATTCGGGTTTAAATCTTCTGATGAAGTATTTGAGGAAAGTTTTGGCAAACCATTCCAAAGATGGCTTGATAAGCAATCACCTGAATTTAAAAGCAACAAAAGTGAAAAAGAACTTGCACTGGAATATTTAAAAGAAGTTGGTGTTACAAATAAAAAACAGGATGTTAATCCTAATTTGGATAAAAGTTGGAATTTCGATATATTCCCTAAAGCAGGAGCAATTTATATCGAAAAAGATGGAGAAAAACCTAAAAAAATCGATGAAGAAAACAAAGAAGAAAAAAAAGAATATAAAAATCCATATTTCAGTATTCCGGGCTTTGGTAAGATTGACTTAAATACAGGTAAAGCCCCAATTAGTTTTGATTGGGAAAAAACGCAAAAAGATATTGAAGAAAATCTCGGTAAGATAGGGGAAAAATTCAAACAATTCTTTAATGATACCGGCGAAGCATCTAAATCACTATGGGAAAAAGCAAAAGGGAAATTTGATGACTGGAAAAAATGGTTAGGTGAAAAATTTGATGATACTAAAAATTGGGTTGGTGAAAAATTCGAATGGATAGGTAAAGAATCAGAAAAAATGTGGGAGGCTATGAAAAAAGCGCCAAAAGCAGCATTGAATTGGTTGTTAGAACAAACCGAATTTTTGCTAAACAAAATAATATGGGGGATTAATTGGTTTATAAGGCAAGCAAATAAAATATCATTTGATTTGCCTGATTGGTTAGGTGGAAGCCATTTTGGTATAAACATACCTGAAATAAGTGAAGTAAAAATCCCAAGGCTTGCTAAAGGTTCGGTATTAAAAGGAGGCAACCCATTCCTGGCATGGGTTAACGACCAACCAAGAGGGCAAACAAACATTGAAACACCGCTAGATACTATAGTACAAGCATTTAAAGAAGTTGTGGGCAACAAAAATGGTAATCAAAACATCGTCATTGAAGCAAATGGGGATTTAGGCAGTATTATAAGAGAATTTAATTTTAAATTAAAGAATGAAAATATAAGAGTCGGTAAAGATTTAATGATAGCAGGTGGTGCTATATGAGCAATCAATTCGATGAAAATTTATTCTCAGGGATTATAACAATAGATGGTATTGACTACAGCATTGGTGTAGTAAAAATTTCAAGAAAAGCAAATGTATTTGATAAGTATGCTAAAAGAACTGTTGATGGCGACCTGCATCGCGAAATAATAGGTGTTTATTATAACTATGAGATAGAATTTGGGTCATTCTGGGATATGGAACAATATGATAAGCTTTATGATAAATTAACAGAACCTCAAGAATTTCATATTATAAGCGTTCCGACAAACAAAGGTATCAGAACTTTTAAGGGATATATAGCAGAAGTAGAGGACGAAATAGAATATGTTGAAAATAACAATAGGATAATAAAAGGACTTAAATGCAGTTTTATTTCAAAAGTGCCTTCAAGAACACCTAGAAATCCTAGCAGACCTTAACATTTGGGGGCGAAATATGTCTAAAAGTAAAAACGAATATTTAAGGCAATATTATCTTAAACACAGAGAACAATTAAAGGCTATTCGCAAAAAATATTATTTAGAAAACAGGAAAAAAATATTAGAAAAAAGCAAAAAATATTATAAAAAGAACAAAGAAAAAATAAAAAAATATAGGGAAAAATACAGACTAAAAAATTTGGAAAAGATAAGAAAATATCAAAGGGAATATATGTTGAAATATAGGGAAAGGATGTAAATATAAATTAAGATATGATTGATGATATAATTTTATATAGTATTGGGTGTCCAAAATGTAAAATATTAGAAAATAAATTAAAAGCGAAGAATATATCTTATAAAACTATTACAGACAAAGACGAAATGCTAAAAAGAGGCTTAACGGAAGTGCCTATTCTTAAAATAAAAGACAAGCTGTTAGGATTCTTTGAAGCTAACAATTGGATAAATAAAAGTGGATAATTACTTGATTTTTTTTACTGTTTGAGAATATAATAGTAGCAAGAGCTCCGCTTAAAAGGCGGATAGTCCTTATGTTGAAAATAAACTAGTCGTTCAATTCGCACATTGAGCGGCTATTATTTTATTAAAATGATAATTAAAAATATCATAAATAATATGAGGAAAATTAAACTTAAAGTTTCCTTCATAGTCATCACCTCACTTATAGAGGAGTGACTAACCGCCCTTGTCGGACAAACTCTTGCACTTTGGATTATATAATCTTGATTTTTTATTTTCAATGAATATAATAGCAGCGTGACTCGTTAGTGGGTCATCAAGAATCAGTGCTTTTTACGACGACCACGCTTCTCACGTGGGCGCCGATTTTTTATATATTCTTTTAATTCAAAATATATAAACTTAAATATTTCAAATATTAGATTATAAAAATCTTCCATTTTATCACCTCACTTTCTTTCAAAAAAATGATAGAAAGCAGATGAGCCCACGCTATCGAATCACGCCAAAATCATTATATCAAAATAGAAAAAAATTGGAGGCGGCACATGAAGATAGAGCTTAATTTAAATGAAAATTTTGCTAACAAAATTCAAGAATTATCTAAAAAATACGGCGAAAAATTTGAATTCATGAATGGTCTTTCAAACTCAAGATTAAATTTTACTGATTATATTGATAATTTTTTAAAGAATCAAAATGTAGTTGATGTTGTCATGGATTCAAGCTCCAACAGCACTACTCATGATGTTAGGACAATGCTTGCGGATATGGTTAAACCACATAACAAACTGCTTTCATTTAATAAAATTTTCACAGTTTTATCTAAAAAATATGGATTAGAAACAGCAAGTAAGTGGTTAGAAGAAGAATGGAATGGGTGTTTATATCTTCACGATTCTTCTTCATGTGCTTTTATTCCGTACTGTTATGCCTATGATTTGGAACCAATTGTAAATAAAGGTTTGTTTTTTATAAACATGTTTAAAACAGAGCCACCTAAGCACTTAACGACTTATAACGACCATGTTTTAGAATTTATAAGCTGGGCAGCAAACAGAACAAGCGGTGCTGTAGGTCTACCAAGTTATTTAGTCTATTCGTATTATTTTTGGTATAATGACGTAAGAAACAATTTTTATTTAAAAGACCCTGAATATTATCGCAGACAGTGCTTCCAGAAATTTATTTATGATTTAAATCAGCCGTATTTAAGAGTAACTGAGTCAGCTTTTTCGAATATAAGCATAATGGACAGAAATTATTTAATAGAATTATTCGGTGGCAGAAGCTTCCCTGATGGTGAATATGTTATAGACCATATAGAGGGCATAATAGAACATCAGAAAGTGTTCATGAAAGTTGTATCTGAAATACGAAATAGAACTATGATGACATTTCCGGTACTGACTTTTTCACTTCTATATCAAGACGGCAAGTTTGTAGATATGGAGTTTGCAAGATGGTGCAACAAGCATAATATGCAGTGGTTTGACAGTAATTTTTATGTTGGAAGCGATGTTACAAGCCTTTCTAACTGTTGCAGACTTATTTCTAATACTTCGAAATTAAATGCATTTATAAATTCTATAGGCGGCACTTCTTTGTCCATTGGTAGTATTAAGGTAAACACGATTAATTTAAGGCGTATTGCGCTCGAAAGCGAAGGCGATATGTCAAAATATTTTGAGATTTTAAAAGAACGTGTTGATATTTGTGTTAAAGTTCTGGATGTAGTGCGAGATGTAATAACTGAAAATATTAAAAATGGATTGCTCCCAAATTACACTTATAAGTTTATTGAACTTGAAAAACAGTATAATACAATTGGGATAACTGCTATGTATGAAGCTGTTAACGAGTTTGGACTTATTGATACAGATGAATTTGGTAACAAATCTTACTCTGAAAAAGGTCTTGAATTTGCTAAAAAAATACTTGATTCTATTAACAAACAAAAAGATTCTTATGAATTTAATTACAGCATAAATATCGAGGCTATCCCTGCGGAGAGAGCTAACGTTGTCCTTTGCCAAAAAGATAATGAACTTTTTGACAGTAAATACCAATATTTCATATATTCAAACCAGTGGATACCATTAATGGAAAAATGTTCACTTAAAGAAAAGGTAAGATTAGGAGCAATACTCGATAAGGAATGCGGTGGTGGACAGATTTCACACATAAACTTATCAGGTGATTTTGCTAATGAGGAACAGGCTTGGAAATTACTAAATTATATTGCAAAATCAGGTGTTATTTATTTTGCTTATAACAGAAAAATTTCAGTATGCAAATCTGAACATGCATTTGTATCAGAAACATGCCCGAAATGCGGTGGTGAAGCTGTTGACACATATTCAAGAATAGTAGGTTTTTTAGTACCTTTATCGTCATATAGCAAGGAAAGAAAAGTGGAATTCAACAAAAGGAAATGGTTTGACTTAGAGTAGTTGAATTTTTATTTTTGGTGAATATAATAAGTGCAAGATACCCGCTATGAAGCGGTTGGTCCGTTACAAAAAGAATATTAGCCGTTCAATTTGCAAGCAGAATCCAATCAATACCAAGTGATTGACTTTTTATTTTTGCTGAATATAATAGTAGCGTGACTCGGCAACGGGTTTACTACGATTAAATGTTAATTGTAATAACCACGTTCGAGCGTGGTTGTTGCTTTTTATTTGTTTCAGAATATAATAAATGTAAGAGCAACCGCTTAAAAGGCGGTAAGTCCATAAGATGTAGTTTAAAATAACCGACTATCTTTGATCAGGAGCGGTTATTTTATTATTTTTAAAACAATGAATAGGACTAATATTAAAATAATTAAAACTAAGTCTTTATTCATAAGCATCACCCCTTTCGTAGGGAGTGACTAACCGCCCTTGTCGGACAAACTCTTGCATTTGAAATTATATTTAAATTTAAAAGTATTGCAATGAGACACATTTAATATGTATCTCATTTATTTTATTATTAAAAGGAGAAAAGCAATGAATAAAGACGAAATAGAAATAATGGAAGATAATATTAGTTCTGTATGTGATGAAATAAAAGAACTTTTAATTGAGAAGAATAAAATGTATGGCAACAGCTTCTTTAGGACATTGCATGAATATGGTTACACATTAATATGTGTAAGATTAGAAGATAAACTAAATAGGCTTAAGCAAATTATTTTAAAAGGTGTTAAAGATGATAAAACAGATGAAAGATTAGTTGATACAATTACAGATTTAGCAGGTTATGCAATTTTATCTAAAATATTTATAGAAACACATTGAATTTTCTTTAATTAGGAGGCGATTATATGGAAAAGATAGAAATAATTTTGCCAATAAAGATTAATTCAAAATTAAGTTTAAACAAATTATATGGATGTAATTGCCATTGGAGCATAAGAGAAAGAAAAGCAAGAGAAATTCACAAAAAAGTAAAGTTGAAATTAATTTCAGATAAAGTAAGGAAAAGATTATTCGATACTAAAATAAGTATCGAATTTTTTTGGAATTCGAGGCTCGACTTAGACAATCATGGATATGCCGCAAAGCTTATCATAGATGGACTAAAAGGCTATTTAATTAAAGATGACAATAGAAAATATATATCAAAAATTACCCACCATTTTTGGAAAGGCAAAGGAGTTAAAATTATAATTTCTACTGTTGAATAAGAGATATTTTTAAGTAAAACAATGTTAGCGTAGTTCGAGTTCGCGGGCTCATTTCTTCTTTACACCTGAGTTTCAGGTAGAAAAGAGGTGATGAGATGTTTAATAACATAAAAGATTTATTAGATATTATAATAAAAATAATAACAATACTTTCTTTTATAAAAAAACGCCCGCGTCGCAAGCGTGGACGTCGATATAAAATTAAAAAGTAACGATCGAGCCCGCACAGGACTACGCTATTATTATATACATTAAAAATAAAAAAGCAATCACAAATTCAAAGTTGAATAAGATTTATTTTTAAATAAAATGGTATTAGCGTGATTCGTAAAGTGCGGGTTTATTGCTTCTATTCTAACTTCCTTAGTTAGAGAAAGAGGTGATAAAATGCTTGATTTGATCATCCTTTTAATTGACTTGATCGCATTGATCTTTCAGTTTTTAGAATACAAAAAAAGCAACCGTGCTGATACCACGGTTGTTATTGTTAAAATAGAAATCCATTTGCAATAACCCGTCAACGAGTCACGCTGCTATTATTATATTATTTAAAAATAAAAAAAATCAATCAAAAAGGCAAATCACTATCATCATCATCAATTTTTTCGTTTTCTACTTCTTTTTTTCTCTCACAAAAATAAACTTTTTCTACAACAACACAGTGATGACTTGCTTTTTTGCCGTTTTTATCTTCGAATCTATCAATATGGAGTTCTCCCTCAAGTGTTATTAAATTACCTTTTTTAAAGTATTTCTTTATAAATTCAGCTGTCTTATTCCAAGCATTGACTTTAATAAAATCAACATCTTGCCCACCTTTAGGAATATAGTTTCTTTTAACAGCTATAACAAAACTTGATTTTATATTATTTTCACCTATAGTTAAATTTTCAGGATTAGTTGCCAATCTACCCATTAATATTGTTTTATTAAGCATTGTACCTCCATTAAGCATTGTTTATTACTGAAAATGTTGACATATATTCAGTTGTTACTATTGTCATACCTGAACTTGTAATTTCTTGTACATAAGGATTTCTTAATTCTATTATAGAAAATAATTCTCTGGAGTCATTCATTTCGGGGTATTTATCTATATAAAGATTAGTTTGAATACCAAATTCATTATGAGTTGGTGAACCTTCAAACCATTCTGTAAAGTATGACATTAAAGCTTGGGCGCGAATTTTCTCACTATTACTTTGGCATATGGACGTATAAGAAAGTCTAAATTCCCATTGAGCCATATAACATCCACCTATATATTTTTTATATTTCCTGATGTTACTTATTCCAGCAATACTTAGAGATCTGGATCTTGGTTCAGAAGTGTTTATAGATACACCGCCTCTTGATTTAATATCAGCCGGCATGCACGGTGCACTATTTATAATGTCTATAATTGTTAGCATTATATCTTCTAAATCTGATCTAATCACGGAAAAACTCCTTAGCTTGTTCAGCCCATTTTTTTAGATATTGTTTTTTAGCTTCAATAGTCCAAAAAGCAGTAGCTTTGGGGTGAATTTCTTTTGAATATCTCATTTTATTTGAAATGTAGGGTTTTCTTTCACCTTTGCCAACAAATGCCCTGCCTTTTGAATCCCTCATTACACGCCCATAAAATTGGAATCTTGAATATGGTGTATGCCAAATAATCTCTTTTCTATTATTGCCTGCATCACGTATATATGCACTTTTATCAAGCTCGCCGCTTCTATAAGGCACAAACTGAGAAATATCTTTTTTAATTTCTTCAGTTAATTTTTGGTGCATATTTCTTATTTTTCCATTAAATTTATTTATATTAAATTTAACAGTAACTTTTACGCTAATAATTATCACCTTACTTAATATTGGCAATCCCATTTTGAAAAGCTAACTTGGGATTGCCGAGGCTTTCTTATGGGCAATAAATAGAATTGCATTTTGTGGCTT